AGAAAAGCGGGTCATGTCAACTCCGTCTGCACGGGATTTTATATCAGTTGCCACAGTAACCTCCTGTTGATTAAAACTAATTAACCCTTTATAGTATCGTAAGATACTCTACTATAAAGGGCCAATTAGGTATGTCGATTTAACGCTGAAACTGATAGATGTTTTCCATCGTCGCTTCGTCCGTATCCAGCGTAGCGATCCAGACGCCATTCGCATCATGCAGGTCGATGGCTCCGCCATTCACAGAGGTGTGAACTTGAAAGCTGCCATCAAGAAACAAATCAATCTCCGATTGAAGTACGGTAATGTTGGTCACTGGTCAATCTCCAAAGTTTAATTAACGCCCTGTAGTATCGTAAGATACTCTACTACAGGGCTTAAATTAACCTCGTCATTTGCTGTTGTCAAGCCTCGTCAAATGCCAAAGCATTTCATCGTGTGCATGACAGTGTTGCAAACACTGCATAGCGTGTAAAAGCTACGCTTTGTCAAAGGCTTATCGAGGTTTCTAGAATTACTACGAAGTAGTAGGAAGTGGCCTTCAAAGCATCCAATGGATGAAATTGTCAAGGCTACTACCAATTACTCTCCTCCGTAGTAACATTCTGTTCCTACTACGGAGAGATAATTGGGTTCCCATCAGCAAAGGCTTTTTGGCAGCTTCGCTGCAATGCGGGGGCGGGCGAAAAAAACTCGCACATGTATATATATATAAACAACCACTCTCATATACAGACAAAAATCTACGGACTACTCATCAAAATAAAAATAAGGTATCCATACTGTGACATAATTACAACAAGGCGGTACTAATTAGTTACTTTAGAGTATTTATTTTATATTTTTTTAACATCTCTATTGTATATCTCTATAGTATGGTGTATAATATTACTATGGAGTATTTAGATAGTAATTATATAGAGCAGTATGTTAACCTTGAAGCTTTATTGAAGCAACAGGTTGATACTCAATGTAAAGATGACTTCTTGTCCTTTGTAAGATTGGTAGCACCTTCTATTGTGTCTGACTTCAGAATGGGTCGTCACATAGAAGTTATATCAGATAAACTACAACAAGTACAAGATGGTCAAATAAAAAGACTGATGGTCTTTCTTCCACCACGTTCATCAAAATCTGTTGTATGTTCCAAGTTGTTTCCTGCATGGTATCTTGGTAAGAACCCTGAACATGAGATACTAAGTATATCTCATAGTGATCAGCTTGCCAGTGACTTTGGCCGATCAGTACGTGACATAGTAAACACTGAGGAATATCAAAAGGTATTTAGGGGTGTCTCCCTGAGAAGTGATGTCAGGGCAGCGGGTAAGTGGAAAACAAACCATAATGGTACTTACTACGCCGCTGGTGTTCGATCCCAGATTGCTGGTAGGGGCGCACATGTGGCAATCCTAGACGATGCAATGTCGGAAGAGGATGCGATCTCCAGCGCAGGTAGAAGGTTTATCAAGGAATGGTATCCTGCTGGTCTACGCACACGTATCATGCCTGACGGTGCCATAGTCATAATCAACACCCGATATCACTATGATGACCTCTGTGGCTGGCTTCTCAAGCAACAGGAGAACATGTCCGACTATGAAATAATACCGTGGGAGGTAGTGAAGATACCGGCATGGCTGGATGACGATGCCTCAGAACTGTTGGACCTTCCTGTAGGAACAAGTTACTTCCCTGAGTGGAAACCGGATCGGGTACTGCGAATGGACGAAAGTGAGATCAAGGCCAGCAACGGAAGTCGGTATTGGAACTCACTGTACATGCAAGACCCCACACCTGAAGAGGGTGGTCTTATAAAGAAACGCTGGATACAGGATTGGGGCTATGAAGACCCACCCAACTGTGAGTTTGTCATACAGACATACGATACTGCCTTTTCTACTTCTACCACCGCTGACTACAGCGTAATACAAACATGGGGCATATTCTACATGTATGACCAAGATGAGGAAGGTAAGGAAGACTTTGCATCCCACCTGATACTTCTTGGCAATATCAAAGGCCGCTTTGAGTATCCAGAACTGAGGCGGCTGGCGCAGAGGCTGTATAACGAACATAAACCTGATGTCTGCATGGTAGAAAAGAAAGCATCTGGTCAGTCTCTCATACAGGATATGCGACGGGCAGGACTCCCGGTAATGGAATATAATCCTGACAGGGATAAGGTATCCAGAGTTTATGCGGCCAGCCCCATCATGGAGGCAGGTAGGCTATGGATACCCAAGAGTAAGAAATGGGCAGATGATCTCATAGAAGAACTAATAAGATTTCCCAATGCAGCACATGATGACCAAGTGGATGCGCTTACTATGGCAGTACACTATATGAAGGAATCAGGGCAACATATTGGAATGTCTAATAAAGATTTGGGATTTATCAGTTTATATGCTATAATTAATACAGGGAACAAATTTTGAACAGGAAAATAAATGGCTACTGAAAGAAATCCATACGATACAATGGCTGAAGAAGTTGGCAATGTTATTGCTATGCCTATGGAAGAAGAGGCCAACGCAACCTTTGAGGTCGATCCCTCAGATGGTGGTGTTATTGTTGACTTCTCTGAAGAGACTATAGATATGGAAGCATCAGAAGATATTGCCGAATGGTTTGGTGATATGTCTGAGCTTCTGGAAGAAGACGAACTAAATGATATCGCTAACGATGTTATTGAAAACTATCAGTCTGATAAGGATTCCCGTGCTGAATGGGAGTCCATGTTTGAGAGTGGCTTTGATCTTCTTGGTCTTAAACTGGAACAGGGATCAGAACCCTTTGAAGGTGCATGTACCGCTGTACACCCTCTCCTGATTGAATCAGCAGTCAAGTTCCAATCTAAAGCTTCCGGTGAGCTATTCCCATCAAGCGGTCCCATCAAGGCACAGATACTTGGTAGCTCAGATACTGAAAAAGAATTACAGGCCAACAGGGTTCAGAACTTTATGAACTATCAGGTAACGGAGCAGATGCCCGAATACTTTGATGAGTTTGAAAGAATGCTGTTCCATCTCCCGATTATCGGATCGGCGTTTAAAAAGCTGTATTATGACGCCACGACCAAGCGTCCTAAATCTGAGTTTATTCCTATTGATCAGTTCTATGTGTCGTACTATGCAACTGATCTTGCCAATGCTGATCGTTACACACATGTAATCTATCGCAGTCCTGTTGAAATAGCACGGGATATAAATGCGGGTGTCTATAAGCCTGTAGACTTACCTACTCCCGCATCTAGTAATATCACTACCTTTGCAGAGAAGATGGATACAATCATTGGATTGTCTCCCTCCTCTGATAATGATCCTCAGTATGTGTTGCTGGAACAACACTGCTATCTTGATATTGAGGGGGAAGACATTCCCCTTCCCTATATTGTTACTGTTGAGAGTCAGTCTCGACAGATACTAAGCATCCGTAGAAACTATAAACAAGACGATCCAAACAAAGAAAAAATAGAACATTTTGTTCATTACAGGTTTGTACCGGGTTTTGGTTTTTACGGTCTTGGCCTTATACACTTTCTTGGTAATTTGACTATGAGTGCTACTGCGGCAATGCGTTCGCTAATAGATGCAGGGCAGTTTGCAAATCTACCGGGAGGATTTAAGGCTAAAGGAGTAAGGATGGTTGGCGACAACGAACCTATTGCTCCCGGCGAGTTCAAAGAGGTTGAGGCAACTGGTATAGATTTATCAAAGGCTATTGTTCCCCTACCCTATAAAGAGCCTTCCTCTACTCTATTCCAGATGTTGAATTTCGTAGCTACTGCTGGACAGAAGTTTGCGGACAGCACGGAGCAGGTTATCTCCGATGCTGCCTCTTATGGACCCGTTGGAACCACTATGGCTTTGCTGGAAGCAAGCAGTAAATTTTTCTCCGCAATCCATAAACGGCTTCACAAGTCTCAGAAGGATGAGTTCCGTATCCTTGCTCGTATTGACTATGACTATCTTCCTACTGAATATCCTTATGATGTTCCATATGAAGATCGTAGTATTTTCAAGCAGGACTTTGACGGACGAGTAGATATTATTCCGGTATCTGATCCTAACATCCCATCTAATGCACACCGCATGATGATGGCGAACATGGCATTACAGATGGCGCAGCAGTCTCCTCCCGGCATGTTTAATCTGGAAGAACTGAACAGAACAATTCTTAATGCAGCCAACATGCCCAATGTTGATCAGATACTCCCACCAAAGATTGAGCCTAAACCTCTTGATCCTGTATCGGATATCATGGCTGCTACCAAAGGTGTGCCGATTGCAGCATTCCCCGGCCAGAACCATGATGCACATATACAGATTAAGATGGCGTATCTGCAAGACCCCATGAATGGTAAGAACCCAATCATGCAACGTATTGCGCCGATACTTCAGGCTAATATTCAAGAACATTCTATTATGAAGTATCAGGAACAAATGAATGGCATTACCGAACAGATGATGCAGGGTGTCAATCCTGAAGAAGCTCAGAACCCTGCTGTTGTGGAGATGGTCATGGCGCAAGCCGCACAACAAATTCTTAATGCTAATCAAGCAATGGGTCAGGCCCAGTCTCCTGAACAGCAGCTTGTATCTTTGGAACAGGCGAAGGTTGAACTTGAGAAACAGAAACTGGAGTCTGATACTATGGTTCAGGCTGCTGAGATGG